TCTTTTTCCCGCCGGGCTCCCCTATATCATAAACGTATTTATCAACCTTCAATGTAGGATGAGGTTTAATTTTTACGAAATAAGGTTCGAGATTGAATAGCTTTGTAGGCAATCCTCCTACAACGCCATATTTTTCCCAATAACCATTACCAGTCAATTCCATGAATAGAGCTAAATCTTCAATCAATTCCTGTCCTGATTCCCATTCATTTGGATACTCAAACAAATCAAAGGCTTCCCCTGAATCAATAATATCGGGATTATCTTTTTTGCCTTTGCATAACTGGAATGGAAGAGAACCAATTGAGGAACTTATCGTCCAAGCTGCAACATAAACCCAAACGATTGCAGCATAAATCTGGGCGAACGATTGCAAATCCGCTTCAAGTGGAGCGACATCCAAATGATTGATCAATCTATGAGCCAAAGGCCAAATAGAAGATTTTTCAATGTCAGTAATATCAAGATCATCCCCGTTTCCAGAAAATCTCTTCTCAACGAAAATATCAATGTCAAGATTCATCGCTGTTCGTTTTACAAAGGAACTCACAATTCCCATGATTTTACTTTCCGATAAAGGGTTCTATGTTCTTCAAAATCACATTCGCAAAAATAAACGACAAAGTAACAATAGAAGTTGCAATCATAATTCCAATCCAAGCCTGTCCATGTTTATAAACGAGTCTTCCAAGGACTTCCTGTCCCGGCTTAGGCTTTCCAATAAGAACCATATAGACAGTATAGGCGGAAAAAACAAAATACATTACGAGAAACAATCCGAACAATAGATTTGTAATCATGACCTTTCCTTTTTTAAATGTCCATTAAAACTGCTGTAAAAGGATCATCAGTTTCTATTTCTTCTACATACCATCCGTCATTCTCAAGTTCCTCATCAATCTCCTGCATTGTTTTTCCCGATATTTCACTTTGTAAATCGGTATGCATTTCGGGATTCAACAATGACAAAAGATGCATTCCACCCGAAATGGCATCTACTCTATCATCATGTTCCCCTACATCGAAAACGAGAAACTCTTCGATGAATTCATCATTCCAAGCGCCTCTAACAAGAAATAACTTGCCGGCTTCACCTCTTGCCATCACAGGCATCGCCCGAACTCTTTTCGAATTCGGAACAGGGATTCCCATTATTCCGATATGAACGAGATCAGGATCAGCATGACATTCTTGCACCATGCCTTTCTGCATTCCCTGAGATTCAATTCCTACAAGAGTTCCTTTTTCTCTGAGTGAAGTTCGTTTCAGTTCTCTACGAACTATAGGCCATTCCCATTGGGCATGTATTTCATCTGCAATATATACGTTTCCTTTGTTATCAATGGCCATCCTATAGGATGCAGTGTAATCCCCTTTGTTCTGCTCGGTGGTTGCCAAATCCCAGAATCTTACCCAATTCAATCCAGAAGGAGCCTCATCCACTATCTTAAAATAATTTCTCTTGAAGATCAATCCTTCAGGAGGAGAAGGTCTACCCTGATACATGGAATTCCAATCATACGAACCAACGGACTCTTTCGTTTCCATGAGAAATTCGAAGGGGAACCGTTCCGGCCATAGCGGCTCCCCTTCCCGGCGGCTAAGGGGATCATCCCCTTCGGCGATCGCAGGCAGACAAATATATTTAAACCCTTGCTCCTTCAACAGGAATCCGGCAAGGTCATCCTGATGCCATCTTGTCATGATAAGTATTTGAATTGCGTCTTTGTGAAGTCGTGTTCGGAGAGTGGAACGATATGCTTCTTTAAGGTTTTCCCTATATATCGGGGATTCTGCTTCGCGTCTGTGTTTGATGGGATCATCCATCAACAACAGTCTCGCACCTTTTCCTGTGATTGCTCCATTAATTCCGGCTGCGGTCAATCCTCCCCGATGTCCTTCCAATTCCCATCTATTCCCCGCCCGCGTATCCGCCGACAGCTTCATTCCTGGGAATATCTGGTCATACGCTTCACTATCCACGATGTTTCGGATTTTCTTTGAAAATCCAATAGCGTGCTGATCTCCATACGCTGTCAAGATAACCGGATCATCGGGAAAGTGTCCCATGTAATACGCGGGAAAGAGAATTGAAACTTGCAAGGATTTTCCATGCTGCGGAGGCTCATGCAGAACGATCTTGTTATACCCTTTTTCCCTTCTCAATGCTTTTTCCAAAACCCTTGCTACATACTCATGGTTCCTACTGATGCGATACTCAGGCCAGACCCTTTTGCTGAATGTCAAGAGACTTCTCCTCGCATCAAGACGGGCTTTGGCTTCAACAATGAGATGCCTTTTCATTTCCAGCAACTCCCGGAGCTCCGCAGATTTCTTCTTTCTCTTGACAACTTTCATCATAGGTATCAATCCCTCAAACCAAAACAAACGATTCCGGGAACCTCTCTACATCCCTCTCATCCACAAGAACAATCCAACATTTTCCATTGCATCCGGGACAGACCTTCCATCCGACTTTGATTTTCTCATCAAAGACTACTCCTTCACCATCACACACAGGACACTTTTCAGCCTTCAAACTCATTTTACAAAAACCTTTGCTATCCCTTCTGCAATTTCCAAAAATTTTTCAAAATCACAATCCGCTGAAATTCGTTGATACGGTATTGAACATCCAACCGATTCTTTATACACTTGCACCGAGGCTATGATTCCAAGTTCTTCCGTTCTCCAGTTCATGTTTATGCTGTTGTATGCATATGCAATATCCATCAATTCCAAGTAATATTCCGACAAACGGGAAATGACTTTTTTGCAATTTGTAAGAACTTCTTCGGACATACTGGGGTATGTCCATTCGTCATTGTATCCTTGTTGTTTTGATTCCAGAGTCTTCTCCAATTGATTCCTGATTATTTGCTGTTTATTGATTCCCATTACTTACAATAAAAAACTTTCAAAATGAAAAGGTTTGAAAATTTGATGAAAATTTTTGAGGGGGGTCATTCCACCCCTCCTCCAACCTTCCCGAAAAAAACAACACACCCCCTCTTTCCCATTACCTGAATCACTTTCCATGTATTCTTTCATTTCCATTACACTTCCACGTAATCATTAACATACAAATCTCCAACAGAATCTATGTTGTACAAGATGATTATGTTCTTACTTCCATTCCATATGACTTCAATACGGGGAAGTATCGGTTCTACCGGAATTGAATGCAATGTTTCATTCAAGTATCCAATGTATTGATCGGTGTATCTGTTGTGTATGAATATCATTTTGATTCCAATGTTCTTTTACAACTATTTCTTTACAATAATTCTTTTACAATGATTCTTTTACAACTATTTCTTTACAATGATTCTTTTACAATGATTCTTTTACAACTATTCAATGCATTGAATTGTAATATCATTTTGATTCCAATTCAGAAATTCTTGTATCAATGTCTTTCAATGCATTTAGCAAATCATTGTTGTTAACAGATTCAAGGTCTTGTAAATCAGCATTCATGTTTACATTTACATTTTGGTTTATTTTCAGTCCACAAAGTTCTGCAATTTGTATTAATGCTTTCAATTGGACATCGTTGTCATCCACTTCTCTTGTATCTGTTACAACTCCTCCAGAGGAGAAGAAAACCTTTCTCTTTGCATTGGTTTTTTCAATGAATTTTTCTACTATTTGATGTAGTCCAAGTCCTTGTGACTCAAAGGCTTCCTCCATTCTGAGGTGTACGTTGGTTTTGCGCAATAAATTACTTACTCTAGCACTCCTTGTACTTACCTCAGAATTCTTATTCTTATATACATCCACAGATACGGAAGAAAGGTTACCTCTATCATCTCTCAGTATACTATCTATTACTTTTCTTTCTCTTAGATTGAGTTGTTTCGGTAGTGCCATTGTTTATTATCCTTTTCCTTATTTTCCTGGGTATTTTCTTTACTATTCACAATATATTAAATAATTTTGTAGAAACAATGTAATACTTTTTATAAAAAACCTTCCTTAACTGTAAACAATCAAGAAAGGTTGAAAGGGAAGGTGGGAGGGGAGTCATACGGATAATGATGGTGAAAGGAGATTTGGAGGAAAATCCATCACTTCTTGATGACTCCCCTTGAGATTTTGTTGAACCGTTGCTTTAGAAAGGGGATGTTGAGATTGATAGTACCGATAGGATTTGATTCTTCGATGATGGTGAGGCTGATCGTGTTGTCATGAATTCTCAGGTTTTCTTCTTTCATCCTGTCAAGGATCACGGATGAGGAAATCCCGATGGATTTGCAGTACCGAGTGAAAGAGAGAAAAACAATTCCTTCTTCTTTGACATAGACCTTTCTTTTTTCCTTGAAAACATGCTCCTGGGGGATGGCTTTGACCCAGATCGATGTTTCATGGTATGAAACTCCCAGTATCGAGTGAAGTTCTTTCAATGAGTAATTCATTTTTTGATTTTTCTTTGAGGTATGAACTTGAATCATCACTCAATTCCCTTCATTTTCTGCGAGAAACGTGGTAAAAATCGATTATCTCTGGTGAAGTAGTAGTAAACCATGTCTTAAAGAAAAAAATCAGTTTATTTTCTTCTTTGGTAGATAATATGGACAGATTTTACCATTTTTTGAGCCGAAGAAATCTGACCATGATTGATGAAAATAATTCGGTATGGTTCCGCTATCGGGATGTCTCTGACA